AAGAATTGATCGGCGGTTGCGCGACGATCGTCGCCCGCGTTGATCATTTTTAAAAGCGTCGAGGTGCGAATTGCCCCCAAGCCAATGTTATAAGCCAGGCAGACAAGCGCTGCAAATTCGTTATCGTTGAGAACCGCCTGAACGTAGCTTTCGATTTTACCGGCTCGCATGTTCACGTCGTGCTTTAAAAACTCTTCGGCCTGCACTTCCGTAATGGAGGGGTCTTTCATGGAAACAAAAGCGCCACCCGGGTAAGTCGTCGTGCCGTAGCCAATCGTGGGAATAAGCGCGGGGCAAAAATAAGGCTTCGACATAAAACCTTCGAACTCTTTGATGAGGTCGATGCCCGCCTGATTTACTTTGCGCATTTAAAAGCCCAGACCCACGCTCATAAAGAAATTGTACCCATTTTGGTCGACTCCGACACCGGGCCCGACGTACGTATTGATAAAAATGGGCTGAAAAAGACGCCAGGACACGGGAATAAACGCGAAACTAGGCGAGAAATCGTGGGGATCCACCGCTAAGCCAAGTCCTGCGAACTTAAAGTCGAGGTCATGCGAACTACGGCCCCATCCGGCCAAAGAGACGTTGACCTGGGGAAAGATAAAGCTTCCATCCACTCCAAAGCCCAAATTGGCGCCGCCGTTGAGCCGTGGTGCCCAGAATTGAAACTTTTTGGGGCTTTCTGCGGGTCTCGTAGGATCGACGAGTGTAGAGCCTCCCACGATGTCGAGCGGGTAAGCGACATCCTTCCATTCTTTTCGATCGAGCCAGCGTTTTCCGGCCAATCCGTTGTCTTTGACCACGTAAAAAGCCTTGGCGAACACCCGAGTTCGCCCGGTCTCCTCATCCACGGTCTGCAAAAGCTCCGCTCGCACCTCAAAAGGGTAAACTCCCTTGTACGTGCGGCCATCGCTCTTGATCATGACGAAGCCGATCGGCGGACTATCCGGGCCCGCGAGCGTAATTTCGTTGTAAACGTAGTTTTGGGTCTTTTTAGGGGTCTGGAAAAAGTAATCCGGGCCATTTGCTCGCTCCACGTGGCGGCCAATGAGATAAGTCGCATCGCTCAGGAGTTTTATTTGCTCCTCATTCTTCAAAGCGACCTCTTTCCACTTTTGGAGCAATGCGTTTTTAAGCTTTGCCTGCTCGGCGTATTCAATTTCAATACGCGCAATGTGCTTTGAGATTTGTTCGAACTTTTCGCGTTCGCCCATGAGCTCCGTGTGGAGGCGAGTGCGGTCCTCTTTTGCGAGATAGTTCACATAGAGCGAAATCACCGTCGCCAAAGCCAAAATGTAAAAGGGATCGATCGGGAATTTTCTCATATCCACGACTCAACGATTGTTCGGTCATCCGAAGCGTCTCGCGGAATACGGTAAAGGTCCGGATGCTGCTTTTTAACCCACTCACGAACAGCCCCAAGCCCCTCCGGAGACCGAAAAACAATCTCTTTGGGCTCGTTGTACTCCCAACGCCTTACGACCCACTCGTCGGGGAAATCCTTAGGCTTTTGGTACACCACGAAAATGTTCAAAACCTGAGGGTTCACGGACTATTTCTCCAATCCCGAATGCGCTCGAAAGCCGTAAGAAGGAGAGCTATGCCGATGAGTACAATCCAAAAGAAAAACATCAAAACGACCGCTCCAAAGCGCTTTGTAGGCGTAAACGTGCGGTCATAGGTAAGCGTCTCGTTGAAATTGTGGGCAAAATAAGCTCCAAGAACCAAGTACATGATGATGGCGCAAATCTGAATCACTTCTTTTTCTCCTTCACGGTAGGATAAGCTAAAACTCCGAAGTCGCAAAAAAGCAGGGGAACTCGACACCCTCTTCTTTCAACTCGCGGAGTCTTTCACGAAAGGACGTTAGACACACCTCGGGCGGCGTAATCGGTTCAGCGTCCTCATCTCGGAACATCAGAGTTCCCAATTCGGCCTCCGACAACTCCCTCACTTCGCAGTCGTCCCAATCCTCGGGCGTAAAACCACTATCGGCGAGAAATTTCTCCCGCGCCGAAGTCTCCGTTACCGCCGCATAGTAATCACGATCGTCGAATGCAAAAATCTTAACTTCGCTGGTTCTTTCCACGACGACCTCCCTCAATAAAGGCATACCAAAACGCCAAGGCGACTCCGCAAAAAGTCGCGTACGCGTAAAAATAAGACATAACTACCTCGTTTTTCGCGGGGGCAGCGCGGTGTCGCTCATGAAGCAATCTGAAAGCGAAAGCTCAGTGTAATAAACTTTGCATACGTTGATTTTTGCTTTGATGTTAACCGCAACGTAAACCCCGACGAGCAGTAAAACCCCTACTAAAAAAACCCATCCTAAAAATTCCCCTTGTTTTTGTGTCATAAAATACCCTTTCTTTTCTTCATTTCCTCTATGGAAATCTCTCTTACCGCTAACGTACGCGTTGCAAAACGCATCTCTTGACCGCAATTACATTGCCCGACCTCGTACTCAATAACCCGCTCCTCGTAGGCGTCGCGATTGGGCATAGGCAACGGCTGCAGTGTTTTGGTAACTTTTTTTAGAGTTCTGATGTCGGCGGCGCAAAGATGATTAAAAAAGCCACCGCGTTTACGGCGGCGCTTAAGCATCCTTCGGGGCTCCTTTGGCAATCCACCCACGCCAAGTCGCCAGGTTCTTAAGACGGCGAAAGACGTCTTTCGACTCGTGACCGTCCCAAATTTTATCCGTAACCTCCGGGAGAACTCCCCAAATGAACTCCAAAAAGCTCGATTTCAGATGATAACTGAGCTGCCCTTCGGGGCTTTCCCAGAAAAGCAAAATCCAATCCGGATCCGACGAGCGTTTCCATGAGCTATTCTTGGGATCCGCAAGACAAAGATTTACGAACAAAATGTTTCGGTGCTCATAAAGCTCTTTAAACGTGTGGTAGCCGTCCGACGTGTGTTCCGTAATGGGAACAGGCTGCGGAATGTAGACCGTTGTGAGCCCATCTCCGGCGTCTGGCATCTTAAGAGCCGGGGCCTTGGCAAGCTCCTCTTGAAGCTTCGCGATGTCATTGTGAATCTTTCCGATTTTGCCGAACGTCAAACGCGCCAAATCGAGAACTTTTCTGCGGTCCTCTTCGATGGCTTCGGCAATGATTTGCTCAGTTCGCTGCGGAGTCGCCAGCGTTGGGTCGCTCCGCAGTTCGGTCATGATTTCAAGGGCGACGCCCTGGGGGGACTTGAGTGTGGTGCTGCTCATTCCTCGCCGTTCTTAATACGTTCAAGGCGAGCTTTCCAGTCCTCTTTCGAGATGCCTACTTTCTTTTTAGTCACTGCAGGATTTCCGCCCTGCTTTGCGGGAGTCGTGGGCAATTTCGCACCGCGAGTGTCCTTTAAGCGAGCCAGGTCCCAATTACGGATTTTGTTTATGGACTCCTCACCCAAGAGCTGCACGAGCATGTCGGCATCGAGACCCCCGTGAAGGGCCTTATGGTCGTTGATGTAGTCCTCGCGCACGAGGTCCACCACATCCGCAGCCTTGAGGTCAAGGCCTCTTTGAATGCCTTGGTGCATGTAATACGCCATGCGCTTTACCGTATGCTCCGTTTTGGGGAGGCCGGAAGTCTGCAGGGCGCTCACGATTTGAGTCGAGTAATCCTGGCTGTACTTTTCGCGAAGTGCTGCCACGCGCTTTTCCTGCTGCTCTTTTTCAGCGGCTTTTTTCTCGTCCTCAAAAGCCTGCAGCTTTTTCTTATGGTCGCGGAGCTCTTTATCCTTCGGATCCAAAAGCTCCTCTTCGAGTTCCCCGACAAGGTATTGCTCGGCGAGTTCGCGCATGTTGATGGAAAGTGCGGGATTACGCAGAACCTTCATTGGATCGGTGCGCAAAAGGTGGATGAACTCCTCGGCTTGCTTTTTACTCATCGAAGCCTCGCGAAACTTTTCATCGCTCGCTTGGCGGGTCTGGTAGCCCTCGATGAGTTCCTGCTCAGAAAGCTCCACTTCGGTCTCTTTGCCGTTGACCTTCATTTTGTATTTTTTCTTCGCAGGGGCCTCGTCCTTTTTCTCGGGAGGCGCTGCGGGAGGGGTTTTATCCGCTCCACCTGCGGCTGCAGTGGAGGGAGTTTTCGAGGGCTGAGACTTATCTCCCCCCGATGCTGGCGGAGTTCGTGAAGCCGTGTCGCCTGCGGTATTCGCGGGGCCGCCTGCTCCGCCGACGCTTGGGACACTGCCTGATGATGCTGCTACTTCCATAAAAAACCTCTTTCCAAGACCCCCTCGGGGGTACTTATAAAATTGCCCGGTTCAAAACGAATACGGGCTTAAAACCTTATTGTAACGGGTTCTGGGGCATGTTCGGCATGTTGACCTTCGCAGCTTGTTGAGTGACCGGATTGGTCGCATCTAAAACCTGCGATGCGGGAGCCATGCCGCCACCTCCACCTCCGGGAGCTGGGCCCGGTCCACCTGCGCCACCCGGTGCCGGTGCGGGAGGGGGAGCAATCGGCTGCTGTCCAAGAATTGCCAAAAGCGGCGCATTCGCGGGGTCCGAAAGCACTCCCAGGTGCTCCAAAATGTGAGCCGTAACCGTTTTGATGAGCTGCGGATTTCTTCGAGCCTCGGGGCTCGCGAGAACCGACCTATGCTCAAGTAAATGCTGCCTATGGTCATCCGTAACCATGACCACGACTTCACGACCTTCGCTCATTTCCTCGTTTTCTGCCTTAATGTTGAGGAGTTCCGCTTGGACGCCCTCGATCATGGGGTCGAGCTTACCGGTCGTCATCACTTGGATGTACTGGTCCGCCGAGTCGATCAAATTCTTTTCGAGGAGCGTGTCCGCCATTTGAACCTTACCGGCCGTCGTACGTGACAACGGGTTCCCGAGGTCGACCTGCACGCGGCTGATGTCGCTGATGTCCGAACCCTTGAACTGCAGCATCATGCTGCGCTGGCTTTTACCGGCAATCATGGCCACACGCGGAACGGTCGCGAACTCCTGTAATTGTTCGACCGTGGTCATGCCTGCGCCCTCAACGAAGCGCGCATAACTTTGCTGCAGGTTCATCGAGAACTGAATGGCTTGGGACTGGACGAGCGCCAGGGCCGCGCCCGACTTAAGGCTCGCCTCAGGATTACCGCGCGCCACGGAGTTTACGCCCGAAAGCGTCTCCTGGACTTTCTCCAATTGCTGAATGAAATTGAAAATCTCTTTCGGCGTATTTGTGAGGTTCAAAGACTCAGGCTTACCGAGCTTCGCGTCGTACTCGATGAGGTTAAGCCCTCCGGAGATTTGCGTAACCGAAAGGTCGTGGCCCTTGGGAACCATGACGTTCTGAACGCCGAACGTCGATTGATTCGTAATCACCGTGCTGTAGAGCATGTCAACGCCCTCTTGAACCGCGATGAGGTCAAAGCCCACGGTGTAGCCGAAGGGCGTGCCGACTTGCTCCTCGGGAGCCAAGCGCTCCACGGGGATGTTCTTATAGGGAAGGGCTCCATCGAGGAGCGTAATTTCAGGGCTTAAGAACTCCGTGCGACGGCCATCGGGCACCGCACTCGTGCGAGCGTGCATAAACACGTAAACGGGAATGTCGTCCGTGTCCTCGATTTCTTTGCAGTCGATGCGGTAACTCTCACCTTTGGAGTCGTCCCCTGGGCTAGACCCAAGCTTTTCGATTTTATCCGCGAGTTCAGGAAACTCAGCCATCAGCGTGTAGCGGTTACGGCGGTCGCGGAAAATGTACCAGTCGTGCTTATTGGGGTCCTTTTTCGTAAAGTCACGAGCTACGTCGTCCGGCGTGTAGTTCACATAGCGCAAATCACCTTTGCGCTTTTCGGTTTTCGTCTCCGGATCTACTCCGTGAACATCTCCCGAGTTCGCATCCCATTCGGAGGTCATAAAGCCCTCACCGAACATCAAGCCGTGCTCCACCGAAGTTTTGATGCGGTCCTCAAGGTTCTTTTCGCGCATATAGTAATCGAGTAGTCCGGAAGCCACGATCGTTTGCGCCTGGGATTTGTAATCCGAGTTCGCAGCACGGGGCTCGAAGGTCGGACGCTGCTGCACCGTCATCGTTTTAAGGTGCAAAAGCAAGTTTCGGTAGTGGTTCACGTTTATAAGCGTGTACTCACCTTGTTGACCGGATTTTTGAAGTTGAGCCCCTTTCTTCAAAGGGCGGTAGTAATACTCATAGGCGCGACGCCACAACGATAAACGTCCCGAAGTGACGAGATAGAGGTAGTAAGCCTCCACTTTTTTCATCAATTCCCCGGCAATGTCCTCGGAGGTCGCGTTCGCAAAATACTTATTGAGCGGATTGTCTTTCTCCGCGAGTGCTTTCGAATTTTCTTGGTTTACGTCCATTCGTTGTTCCTATTACTCATATGTTAAATTCCCGCCGCTATTTCCTTTTAAAGAGCTTTTGAAGCGCCTCGGAGGCCTGCGACTGCTTATCTTTGATCGGAGCCACGTAATGCGTATGCTCACTGTAGCCCTGCATCGGAGGAATGGGATTGGTCGCCTTGTCGAGATTTCGGACCAAGTACACGAGTGCAGCCAAATGGTCAAAGTGACGGTACACCTTGGATTTTGCGAATTTTCGGCGTTTATCGTCCCAAATACCGTATTTAAGACACCCGATGAGCATTTTGCAGCGCGGATGAATGCGAAGCTTCCCTTGCCCCACGAAAATGCGAAGCTCGTTGACCATGGCGCCCAGGTCGTCTTTATCCGTTGCGTTAAAATGAACTTGATGCAGATAACCTAAGTCCTGCACGAGGAGCGGATTGTTGTTATCCGCAATTCGACGGTAAGGCTTAAGCTTCCCGAAAGTGAGCAGTTCTTTTGCCTTAAGGGCCTTGGCAATTTTCTCCGTGGTCATCTCGTGACCGTTCATCGTGATTTCATCCTCAATGACGAGCTTCGCGGCGATGAAATCATAGTAACCGAGCAACAGCGCCGTGAAGTCCTTTACGCCCATGTCCATCGCCACGTAGCGATGATAAAAGCCGTTAAATTCGTCTTTCGCCCATTCCTCCACATAGTTATCCCGCATCTCGGGAATGATCATGGACTCCTCATCAACTACAAATTGGCAAAGGTATTCGCGTTTCCAGGTCGTGGACTCAAAACCGCCAGACTCTTTCGCATAGAGTGCGATGATTTCCGGCGTGAGGGATTTGTTGTCGTAAATCGTATAGGTGCGGTAAAAGCCCGCAGCTTCGGCCTCTTGGGCAATCGAATAAAAGTCGTGCGACGGGCTCTTGGGAGGCGTCGACGCGAGCAGCGTGGTACCGCCCGTGGTGAGGGTCTGCGGCATAAGAACCGAGGAAAGAATATATTCCAGTTCATCGGCAAAACCCGCCTCGTCCACGATGTTCAGGTCGGATGCGGTACCGCGCAGACTCTCGTAGTTTCCGTTATCGGTACCCGCCATGTGGATTTCCGAACCGTTCGGGAACACCCACATTTGCTCGGCGGCTTTGTACTTCGGCCGAAATTCGAGCGGAGCGTCTCGAATGAGCATTTTCATGATCGGCTGAGTGATTTTCTTAAGGGCCTTAGCCGTGGGAGCCGCGAAACGGATTTGAGCCCCGGGCTTTTTAAGCGCGAACTCGATGGCAATAAGGCAAAGGATCGTCGACTTACCCCAACGACGGGAGCAATTCAGGACGTATTTTAAACATTCGGGATTGTGGATCGCGGTCCAGAGTAAAAGGTAAAGCTCAACTTGGTAGCTGTAGAGCTTATAACGCAGAAAACCCCGCTTCCAAGCGAGGTAAACGGCACGCTCACGCGAAAGTCGCTTTCGGTCTTTTCGATGCGCTTTTTTTCGGTCCTTAAGCTTTTTTCTTTTTTCGCTCACGCGCCGCCTTTTTAGGGGCTTTCTTGTCTCGCGGTAAGCTCACGGCAGCGTTGAGCAATGGAACGTCCTCGATTTCATTCGAAAGTGCTTCGAGAATCTCCTCGTCATCCACATCCTCGCCGCTATCTCCCCCAGCATCATCCTGAAAAAGATTTTCCCCTAAGACGAGTTTTTTGGTTTTGATCAAGAGTCCGAGCTTTTGAACATCGCCGAGACTTAAACCGCCAGCAGCCCTAAAGGGGACTTCCAGACCGTTTTTCTCAGCTTCGAGCATTTCCTTCATCGAGCGCTGGCTTTCTCTTTCGATCCGCCAAATCTCGTTTTCGATGATTTTTAAGGGACGTGCCTTTCCCATAAAATCACCCGATCGTCTGCTGTTTTATTCCCAACGCTAAGGCGGCTACGGAGGCTTTACCCTTCGCAGCGTCGGCCGTGTCTTTGACCTCTTTGATGGCAGCGTTAAGCTCCTCGAGTTGAGTCTTAAGGGCACTTTGCCCCTCGATTTGCGCTTTGAGCGCCTCGATTTCTTTTTTCTGCTCAGAAAGGTTCAAAATAACAGAGTCGACCTGGCGCTCCTCACGTTGAGCGTTTATCGCCACCACTTCGCGCTCCAATGTCTGCTCGTTGACCTGCCTCCACGCCTTAGCGTTGAGACTGCGTTTATGCGAGTAGTTTAAAAGCGTGAAGAAAAACGCCGCAACTTCGGGAAGCTGCAGCGTCTCCATATAGGCGATTTTCACGACCAAAACGATCATGGCCACGTTGGTAAGCGAGATGCTCCCAGCCATGTCGAGTAGCCCTAAAAACTTTAAAAGCTCTTTGAAGTGTTTTCTCAAAATTATTCCCCCATGAGGAATGTTTTCGAGAACAGAATTTTCGCCTCTTGTTGGGCGATGGCCTTGAGGTTCGGCTCTTGGGGCTCGATCTTCAAAACCTTATCGTCGCGGAAAGTGACTTTCAAAGCGCACCATCCGTTCGGTGTTCTCACCATCCCTACAGCCTCTACGGTAGGAATGTCGTCCTCTTGAGCGTTTTCCGAAGAGACTTCGGGCGGCTCTACCTTTGGAGCATTCGGATCGTTTTCCACGCCAGGATTTTCTGCTGGCGGATTGGTCGCTACATCACCACTAGCATCGGGGGCATTCGCGTTTTGCTGCTCTTTTTTCGCGGCTTTTTCTGCTGCTTTTGCAGCTTTTTCGGCGGCTTTTTCTTCTTTGCTTTTTTTCGACATAAAGGTCTCATTTCTCCCACGCTACTGCGCAGGGGTTGGGGGTTGTTGGATAGTTTGTTGGTTGGGTTGTGGCGCGAACTCGGGCACGAGATGCGCGTCCGGAGCCGTCTTTAACTCTTCGACGAGCTGCTTATGGAGCGCACCAACAAATTCGAGCGCCTCGCCTATGCGCTTATTCAAAAACCCATCAAATCGACCACGGTTCAAAAGGTCGTGGCAATTGATGAGTTGTAAACAAGCCTGGCGCTTTTTCTCGGTCTCAGGGGAAATCTTTTCAGGTTCCGCAGCGGGCGCTTCGGGAGCGGCTTCCGTTACTTTCGTGACCTCTTCACTGGGGTCGACTTTCTCGGGAACGCATAACTCCGGCGCTTTCGCGGGAGGGACAACGGTAAGAGGTTTTTTTCCTTTTTTCATTCAGAACTCCTTTTCTGGCTCCCTCTATGGGGAAGCGTTAAAGCCTCGGGCCCCGTGTGGGGTACCGAGATTGGTCTTTCGCAGCTGCCGTGATGGCCTCTTTCGTGTTCGGAGCTGATGCCCGATGTCCATTGGCGCTTTGCGAACTACCTAATACTCATATGTTAAAAATCTGCCGACCGGGGCTTTGGGCACAAAAAAGCCCCACGCTCTAAGGAGAACCCGGAGCGTGAGGCTAAAATCATCTCCGCTTACACCCGCACACCACATGCGAGGAGGGAAAGCGAAGTCTGACTCTTTATGCTTTCAAGTCTAGCCTCGCGCAAGCGAAAAACTAGCTGCCCACGGAAAAATTGTTTCACTCCAAAATCTCATAGGTCTTTGCAAAGACTTCCGGGTTGATCGGGTAAAACTCACCCTTAAGACCTTTGATGATGTAATCCCCTGGGCGGCAAATCATCTCGCCCTCGGGCGTAACGATGCGAATAGTGCCGTCACCTGGGTTCGGATGCCACGTATTGCTCCCGCGTCCGAGGTAATCCGAAAGCTCTTTGGTCACGAGAACCCCGTCGACACCTTCAAACTTGATGGCGTCCTTAACAACTTTCTTCGATGAGATTTTTACGATTTCGGTGCCCTTAAAAAGCATCGCCTCTTTCTGGACCTTTTTTGATGCTACTTTTACTACTTTTGACATGCTTCCTCCCCTCCCATCAAAGAGCGAACTGCGCAGTCTTTTGCCTCTAAAAGCTTCGTAAGGCAGCGCGTGCGCTCCGAGTTTTTAGGAAGCGTTTCAACAAGCCAATGAGCCGTGTCGCAAAAGGGCTTACTCGCCTTTTGGAGATGCTCCGGCAAGTGATCGTATTTGAAAAATTGCAATTTGAACTCTTTCTTTTCCATATCTCTTTCTCTTACCCGAAGTTCAGAAGTTGAAAAGAGCCTTTCCGAAAAATCACCCTCATTTGAGGATCAAAAAGCGGAAGCGTCATAAACTACCATGGCAGAGTTTCGCTAAGGTTATAGTAGATTCTTTTCTTCTATAACTAAGTAAATATATGAACTTACTACATAAAACACCACTAACTACCCCCTGGTTATAGTAGTTATGGTAGATTGGCTGAACCGTGAGTTTAAATCTCCAAAAGAAAACGTAGTAAAAGCACTTTTTTACTATAACTACCATAACCCGGGAGTTTTCGTTAAGAATTACAGGAACTTACACGGTTATGGTAAGAAAAATCTACTATAACCGGTTATGGCAGCCCGGGATTTACCAAAACCCGGCGCAGCATGGAAAAATCAAAAAACTTTTCGGCTTCCGTTGCACGCGCTCATTTTAAGCTATGCTTTCACTTAGTTACGATACTTAGGAGTAATAAGAGGGGTAAGAGATGGGCTTTTTCGAGAATGACGACTTTTGGTTTTTCATGGCGGCGATGATGCTCGTGGGCGTCATGGTGTCCTGTAAGCACCTATGGAGTCTCCCGTGAGATGGCTTCGAAATTGGTTCCGTAGCTTTCCCTGTAATTTACTCGGGCATGACGAGGTTCTCGTGGACGTTGAGCAGGTAGGTCCGCGCCACGTGCGCTACCTCTACAACTGTCGTCGATGCCCCGCTATCGCCGTCATGGATGACACGAGCTGGGATCCCCGAGCACCTGAGTCCGTACGCCATCAAGGCATGTTCTTTAAATCCAAAACCAAGAGGAAAAAATCATGAGAAAAATCATTCTGTTTTTTAAATTTCTTTGCCATATCTGGAAAAACGTAAATTTCGCTCAGGAAATTGCGCTCAAATCCCCCTCCGAGCAGGACAAAAGAGACCTCGCAACGGGCCGCTGGGAGCACTACAAATTCGTTTACAGCCCGCGATTTGTCCTCAACATGGACTCCGAAGCGGAGTTCTTACTCCACCACTACGCAATTGGACTCATAAAGAGTGCCCAATTCAAAATAGAGGCGATGCCCGATGTTCCCGTGCCCTTTACCGGTGACGAACTCATCGCTCGCACGAAAACCATGATCTACACCTGCGAAGCCGCGAAAAAAGCCGGCAAAACAATTCGCAATTACCTCAAAGAACTCGGCGTGGAGGTCACAAAACGCCAAGAGGAGCCCGCCGAAGAAAGCGAAAAGGAGTAACCCATGACCGAGAACCGCTTGCGCATCGACGCAGAAAAGCACCTCGACCAATGGATCAAAGACGCGGACTTGCGCCAGGGGAACACCCCCAACTCTGCAGCAAAGCTCTTGGATGCTTTCCTCGAATACCTCCATTGTCGCGGAGTCACCGTGCCGGTGAGTAAACACCTCTTCGGCCGACTCATGACCGCACGCTTTTACAAAAACCAAAACCGTAGCAATTACAAAATGGCCTACTATCTCTGCAAAGACTACGTAGGCACCTAAAAGGATTTCATGAGCACCGAAACACCACACGATGCTAAAAACAGCGACGACACGGCCCCAAAGCTGAACCCGCTCAAAGACCCGAGACTTTACGTGCTCACGTGGCTTTCCATCGCGAACGCCTACGTCGATGAGCGGGGATCGATCGTCCACCCCTCCGAAAAGGAGAACTCCGACCTCTTCGACACCCTTTATCTCGATTACCTTTCCCAAGTTCAGGCGTACAACGCGGCCGAAAACCTAAAACCCGCGCAGTCAAAGCGACCCATTACGGTCATCGCAGAAAAGAACATGCAAAAAGCCCTGAATGAGCTCATCGCGAACCAAAAATCGGTGTTCCGGCAAAAGACCGTGGACGCCATAACCTGCACTCGCGAGGACCTCGGGCCCTTGACCACGTTCGTCCAGGCCATCACCGGAAAAGCGGATCCCAAAGAGGTCGCCGTGTTCGCGCACTGGGTCTGGCAGGTAAAAAGGCGGATGAAGCGCCTCGACGTGAGCCGCCACATGATGCCCATTATTTTCGGTAAGCAGGACGGCGGTAAAAGCGTTGCCATCAACAAATTCATCGAGCCCATTACGAACTACCGTCTGAACATCAAAATGAACCAAATCACCGACGAGCGCTATTTCAAGAGCCTTTCGGAGAACTATGTCGTGGTGTTCGACGAGATGCAGGGAGCTTCGCGCACCGATGTCGATGCCCTTAAGAACCAAATCACGACCGACTACAACGATGCAAG